TAGTCATAGTTGGGGACTAGCGCGTTTAGCTAGTTCTATTAGTGGAGGAAAAGCATCGGCAATAGATTATAAAATATTAGAAAATGGATGTAGTAAATCATCCAAAGCACTAAAATTGGCCAAAAAGGCAAAATTAAAATATAATTTTGGAACACGTAGAGTAAGAAAAACTAAATTATTATAAATTAGCAATAAAACCAAATTGTTATTTAGAATACACTAATCCCGCAAAACCATTTTGAAACAATAATATATTATATTTTTCTTCTATAACATGTAAATTGTAATAATACTTATAAATACTAGTTGGGTCTTTTGATACTCCAATAATAGCACCGGTTTCCTCATCACATATAGTGGTAAAGTTTGAACTTATTGGATCTATAGGAGGATTATTATAATTATTATACTCAAATTCAATTGTTTTAAATAAATTAGTATTAAATGCTCCGCATGGTTGTAGTTTAAATGGATCAGTTGTTAGTGTGAAATTATAACAATATAATCCAGTTTTTGAACAGGATCCATTAGATTTATTATACTTTTCCACTTTACTAAAAACATTACTATCAAAATCTTGTTCTCTATATTTACCATCACAAATTATAGCAAAATTTTTCATTATTTCACACTGATTTGTTTGTGAGTATATATCTGGAGTATATCCTGTTATATAAATGTTTTTTGAAGCATCACCATTATAACTAAATTGCGTACTATAATATTTATACGCACTACTGATATTAAGTTTTTCTAAATCATTTGGAATCTTGTCTTCATATAACCAATTAGTATAATTAGACCATTCATTTCTGGAAGCAATATCGCTTCTTTGAAAATACCACATCCAACTAGTTATTAAACCCTTAGACTCTATTTTTATTTTACTAGACTTTATTGCTTTTTCAAAGTTATATTCGTTAATTTCTCGTATTAAATAGGTCTGGCTATTTTTAGCAAAATGTTGTCGCTCCGATTCCTCTAAAAAACATTGCGTACATATTAAATGAACATTACTATTTAGTATGGTATTATAATTTATATAACTGTCATCATCAATATTTAAATCTCTATATGGCGGAGGATTTATAAATCTTTTAAATTGATAAGCCAATTCGTTTTGATTTGCTTGAATTTGTGGAAAATTGTTATAGGGTATAGGATTTGTAGAATTAGTATATAGCACATCTTTTATTGTATATAATTCTATAATGGGTCTTAATGTAAAATCAATAACCAACTCACTATATTGTAAGCATATTAATGGAAACGCCATTAAAGACGACATAGAAAACCAACTATTTATTGGTATATATAAATTATATTCTCGTATTGACGGTTCGACGTTGCTTATATCAGGACTAATATTATAAATATTAAACGCACTCGGATAATTACTATTTCTATTATTGTAATTAGCGGGATCATTTAATTCGTTAATATTTCCTGTCATTTTATCAAATATTGCTTTTTTATGTGCGTCATAGTCCCGTTCTACAATATTTTGTAAGTAATGACCGCTAAACTTCTGTATTGTTGCTCCGTCAATTGTTATATTAACTTCTTTAATTATTTGACAACCAATATTTTTAATCCATTTAAACTCATATGGTCTATAATCGTTATTGTGTTTTAAAACTGGACTCCATATTTTGGGTAGTTTTACTACTAAATAAGTATCCATTAGTAAATCTCCATAGCGCAAAATTTTAAAACTATACTTAGTAATTTTAGTTATATCTAATTCGGTTTGCCCTACTTGATCAATTCTAAATTTTTGTAATCCAAAATTAGTATATTTAGCATATGTTGACTTAAAAAAACTTTTAGTTGGATTACCTGTCAAAATAATATTTTGATTTCCTAGCGCTATTAAGTTTAACAATCCACCTGCCATAATAGTAATTAATATAACATTATACTTTTTATTTATGTTATAATATATTTTAATTTTTATATAGTAATTAAAATATATAGTAATTATAATTATTATGGGAGACAATGCTTTAATAACTAACCTTTCTAAGTCAATGACAGGATTTAATTTAAGCGAATCACGAATTAACATAATAGTGTTAATAGTTTTTGCTATTGTATTAATTGGATTGATTATTTGGAATTCTGGTAGATTAGGAATGATGGAAAATTCACGTAAAAAATTAGAAAAACTTTATCCCAATCCAACAAACGAGTCTTATTTTAATGGTCCAAATAACATTAAACCAAGTGCCATACCATTATTTGATAATTCAAATAGTACATTAATTAATTATTATGTTAAAAGCGCATATAATTGTTGCTGCGGAGATGGATATAGAAATAATTTTGTTGACTTATATGCTTTAGAAAAAGTAATTGGCAATGGTTGCAGATTCTTGGATTTTGAAGTTTATTCGTATAATAACGATCCTATTGTTGCTTCTTCTACGGCAAATAATAATAATATTAAAGAAACATATAATGCTTTATTATTAAAAGATGTATTGACTAAAACAACCGAGACTGCTTTTGATGAAACTAAAACAATATGTGCTAATGACCCCTTAATATTGAATTTTAGAATAATGAGCACAAACTTAACTATGTTAGAAAAAATAGGTGATTTATTTGAAGAATATTTAGATAGAAGTATTAATTCAAATTTTTCACTATTGAAAACTTATAAAAATAGTGCTATTAAAAATGTTAAAATGATAGATTTATACAGAAAAATTATTATTATTTGCGATTTTAATCCTAATCCTAACATTATTATAAATACAAAATTAGAAAAATTGGCAAAATATATTAATTTGAAAGGTAAAGGATTGGATTGTAAAACTTATAGATATGACGAGATCGTCGCTAAAGGGCAAAATAATAGTAATTTTATACAAGAAACACAAAGATATTTTACAATAGTGTTGCCCAATGTTTTAGATAATTCAATAGACAACTTTGATTACAGTATTTCTTATTCAAGCGGATGCCACGCAATTTGTATGAAGCATCAAAACTTAGATAATAATTTACAAAGTTATAATGGCATTTTTTCACAGGGAAGTAAATTTTCTTGGAAACAGAAAGAGGGGTCATTGTTAAATATTGCTCCTGATCCAATTATTAATTATTAATGATCAAGGTATCAATATAAATAATACTCCTCCATTAAATCAAACAAGCTCCTTAGTAAATGAAGCGTTGTCTCGAGGATAATAAGTGTAAATTATAGAATAACATAAAATAATATATTATTATATTATATATTATTATATTATATATTATTATATTATATATTATTATATTATTATATTATTATGAAGGAATCTTATGAAGAAAAAGAAGTAAAAATATTAAGAAGTGCCATAGATAATGCTACATATCTTATTGGGAAAAAATTGGTTCAATCAGATACAATTAAAAATATTATTGAAATTTTAGAAACTTTCATGCGAACACACAAAATTTTATGCTATGGTGGTACTGCTATCAATAATATACTGCCTGAACAATATAGATTCTATAATAAAAATATTGAAATACCAGATTACGACTTTTTTTCACCTTATGCTATTGAATATGCGAGAGATTTAGCAAACATATATTATAAAGCAGGTTATGAAGAAGTAGAAGCAAAATCAGGCGTTCATGGTGGAACATTTAAAGTATTTGTCAATTTTGTTCCTATAGCTGATATTACCTTTTTAGACTATAAATTATTTCAAAATATTTCTAAAAAAGCAATAAAAATTAATGGCATCAATTATTGTCCTCCTAACTTTCTTCGTATGGCAATGTATGTCGAATTATCCCGCCCAATGGGAGATGTTTCTAGATGGGAAAAAGTATTAAAACGTATTATATTATTAAATAAACATTATCCATTAAAAGGTATATTCTGCGACAAGCAAGATTTTCAAAGAAAATATGAAGGATTACAAGACGATCAAAATAAAATATATGAAATTGCCAGAACCTCATTTATTAATCAAGGAGTAGTTTTTTTTGGAGGCTACGCATCAACTCTATATAGTAAATATATGCCATATAAAGAAAGAAAGCAAGTTTCTAATTTTCCGGATTTTGATGTATTAAGTGAAAATCCAGAATCTTGTGCGACTATTTTAAAAGAACAATTACAATATGAAGGTTATAAAGATGTAAAGATTTTTAAAAAAAAACCAATAGGCGAATATGTTGATATTCACTATGAAATTATTGTAAATAATGATGTCATAGCATTTATTTATAAACCAACCGCATGTCATAGTTATAATTTAATAAATATAAATGGACAAAAAATAAAAGTAGCATCAATAGATACCATATTAAGTTTTTATTTAATATTTATATATGCTAATAGACAATATTATGATGAAAATAGATTGCTATGTATAGCAGAGTATTTATTTAAGGTTCAACTAAAAAATCGCCTTCAGCAAAAAGGTTTATTACGAAGATTTAGTGTCTTATGTTATGGTAAGCAAAAGACACTTGAAGATATGAGAGAAGAAAAGGCCAAATTATATTCCAAAGTTAAAACAAAAGAACTATCGCGCGATTCGAAATTATATAATATGAATTTTTTTAGATATATACCCAAAGACGATTATGAAGCGCTTAATAAATCGCGGAAAAATACAAAAAAATCTATTAGGCATACAAAGAAATATAAAAAGTGGTAAAAATACGTCTTTACTATAAAGAAGCTAAATTTTATAAAGCAAACATTTGCCATATTTTATTGTTTTTGCCAAGTTATATTTTTTACATGAAACTTTTCTGGATTTTAATTTTATTAGATTCAAATTATAATATTTTTTCTTCGTTTCTAATTTATGGTTTAATTTTTTCTTATTAAAAGCGGTTTTAACATAACTAATAAAAGGAGAAAATAATTTAGTATTGTTTATTTCTGGATGCCCTTGATATCCAAAAAATGGATATTTTTTGTGTTTAACTATATCTATAAACTCTTTATTATTTTTATCTAAACTTGTAGCAATAATTTCATAATTTTGTATTCTGTGTTTTGGATCAATTGCTAAAGCATGGTTATGAACTAATTTTTTGGTTTTATTAAAATTACTTTTCAATAACTTTCCTAATTTATTGTTTTTAAATTTAGGTATTGATTTATAATCATCAAAAGAGTTAACATTAATAAAAGCGTTATTAATATTATTTTTTGTTAAATTATAATTTTTTTCAATTAAAATCATATTTTCATAACCATGGCATATTGCTAATATTGGTATTATATTATTATTAGTAGCAAATATTTTGATTTTCTTTACTATGTATTTTTGTGTTAGAAAATGCTGCTTTATATATTTACTATTATATAAATTACCTATTTGGCTTCCGGGAAATAATAAACCATCAATATTATATAATATTTTATTTAATTTGGATTTTTTTATATTATATGGAATTATAATATAATCTATTGAATTTTGCTTTAAAAAAGTTAATATGTTTTCTTTTAAAAAAACTTCATTGGAAGTATTGTTTTTTATATAAGGTGTTGCTAAAATACCTACTAAAGGTTTCGTATTATTCATATATTTACTAATATTAGTGAATATATTTACTAATATTAATTATAATACTACATGATATAAATTACATGATATAAATTACATGATATAAATTACATTCTTGGGAAACCAACCAAGTTAGCACCAATACCAAAACCAGCACCAGTTCTAGCACTTACGCCCATTGTGGGAATAAAAGTATCTAATATAGAGAATGTAGCAGCAGCCATTAAAGCAATAATAGCAATTTCTTCAATCTTCAATGGTTTTTGTGGAATGACAAAAGCAACTATTGCTACCATCAAACCCTCAATTAAATATTTTACAGCTCTTTTTACTAATTCACCCATACTGAAATTCATTTTGTTTTATAATAATACTTAAGAAAAAAATTATATTTATACACAATTTAACTATTTAATTTAAATATTTTATAATGTTTAAATTAAATAGTTAAATTTACCTAAATAATATAATATTTACCTAAATAATATAATATTTAAATAATAATATAATATTTAAATAATAATATAATGTTTAAATAATAATATAATGTTTAAATAATAATATAATGTTTAAATAA